CGTGCGGGGCTTCAACCTGTCGGCCGCCGCGACGCGGCATCTGGTCGACAAGTGGATGGAGGACCAGGAGCGCGCCCGGGAGGCCGGCTGGAATTCGCACGCGGATTCGGTCTGGTACGACCAGGGCTAGCCCGTCTAGCCGAACGACAAGCGGCCCGCCCCCAGGGAAGTGGGGCGGGCCGCTTGTCGCGTCTCAGGACGTCTTGCGCCAGGTGGCTCCGGGCGTCTTCGCGGCGAAGACCTTGGCTTCGGTTTCGCGCACCGCGCTGAAGGTCTTGATCACGTTGCCCTGCGAGTCCTTCACCTCGTAGTTGCCGAGACCGGACCCGCCGCCCCCACAATTGCAGCCCATCGGTGGACCTCCTCCTACCTCACTCCTGCACCAGGGCGACGAGAAGATCGCCCATAGCCTCATCGTAATCGGCGGAGCGGTCCTCCACGGTGGCCGCCGCAACCAGGTCGCGCCACTCGGCCGCGCGAAGCTCGCGCCGCTTCGTGTCCTGCTGCTCGGCGAGCAGGCCCCGGGCGATGGCCCGGCCCAGCGCCTCGGTGTCCAGGGGTGCCGCCGCTGTGAGCACGTCGTCCTCGTCGTCGATGACACGGGGCAGGACCCCGGCCGAGACCAGGCTGAGCACGTCGTCCTCATCCTCCGGGATGCCGCTGATCGCCGAGGCGGTCAGCACGCGGGGGATGGGGAAGCCTGCGGTGTTGACGTGCAGCGCGGCCACCATCTCCAGGTTGCCGCCGATGCGCCGCCAGTCGCCGGACAGCGGGGTTGCCCGCATGGTGCGGACGGCGGCGTCGTCGGCTTCGGGGACGAGGGCGCCCGCCACCCAGATGCCGTATTCGTCTTCGCCCGCGCGCACGAGGGCGCCCATGTTCGAGGTGCGGTCGTAGTGTTCGGCCGCCGCCCGGTAGCCGAGGTTCGGCGCCGCGTGGCCGCCGCCATACGTCAAACGACCTACGGCGACCCGGCTTCCGTCGGCGGTGACCATCTCGCCGGTGTGGAAGTACGCATAGTTGGTCGCCGACTTGGGTGCCAGGGTGCAGGAGTCGCCGATGCCGACGTGGCAGGTACCCCAGGTGGCGGCGTGGCCGTACACCCGGCCGTCGTCGCCGATGTGCAGCGGCGTCGGCCCGGACAGCTTCGGGTTGTCGAACCACTCCTTCGGTGGTGCCACCGGGGCTGCCCCTGCCATGAGCGCGGCCATCTTCTCCCCGGCCTTCCAACTGTCGGGCAGGCTGCCCTTGCAGCCCTTGCGGTCGGCGATGGCGGTCAGCCGCGCCTTGAACTGTCCGTACGGGATCTTCGGGTCGGCGCGGCCGTAGGAGCTGACCGCGTCGGCGATGTCGGAGCAGGAGGCGATCGGGAAGCGGCGGCCCTTCGGGTCGACGAAGTCCTCATCGCCTAGCTTGGACCGTACGGCCGTCTTGGTGACATCCGGCGCACCACCGGGCGCGTAGTCGCTGTCACCCCGGTAGGTGCCGCCGCCCAAGCCGCCGCCGCCCTGTCCCTGCTCCCCGTCCCCGCCGGGCGTTTCGGCGCCGCCCGGCTTCTGCTTGGTGGGGCTGGGAAGTCGCCGCTTGGCGAACTCCTCGAACTCGGTGTCGGACAGCCAGATACCGGACTCTTCGACCGCCATCTCCTGCGTGTCCTCGGAGCCCTTGACGGTCTCGGGGTCGCGCTTGCGCTTCTTGCGGTTGGCGGCCGGGGTGCGGTTCGGCAGGATGGTGTCGCCCATCTCGCCCTCGCTGATGCTCATCTCCGCATCGTTTTCGATCATGTCCCACTCGATGGCGGACCAGTCGATCTCGACGAGCGCCCCGGCGATCACGGCGCTGGAGGTGGTGCCGTCCACGTTCGGGTCGGACGAGTCGATCGGGGTCAGCTTCGCGTGCCCGGACAGCTCGGCGAAGGCGGGGATATGCACGAGGGTCGCCGAGGCCATTCGGCCGGAGCGGATCATCTTCAGCCGCGGCCCGTCGTACGCCGAGTCGGCCATGACGGGGGTGCCGCAGCCGCAGTCTCCGCCGGAGGCGCCGGCGTGGGCCATCTTCGCAGCCTTCAGCTTCCCGGCCTGCTCCTTCTTCCAGGCGGCGTACGCCTTGGGCTCCGGGACGTGCTCCACTTCCTGCTGGTCGAGGTCGACGGACGGGCCGATCACCTTGTTCTCGGTGAACATCCGGGCGGCCGTGGCGGCGTTGCGCACGTCCTCGGGCCAGGACTCGTCATCGTAGAACTCGCCCTTGGCGGGGAGCATCCCGTCTTTCTCTTTGCCGATCTTGCCGATGTGTCCGACGATGACGGCGTTGGCGTGCCCGCCGGAGTCGCTGGCGACGTATCGCAGGGGAAGCGGCAGGTCGCGGTGCGACAGCGCCCCAGCGTCGAACTGGCGGCCGTCGCCGGTCGGCTTACCGATGACGGCGAGTGGCATCTGCCAAGCGGTCCCCATGCGTTACCCCTCTTCCATGTGCCCACATGCTACGGCGGTCGGCCGTGTTCAGTACCAGAGCACTCCGGTATACGCGCCGATCATGATCGCGAGGCCGGCGGCTGCCAGCATGATGCCGGGTACTAGTTCGGCGGCCAGAACGACCGTGTCGAGGATCTTCCTCATGCCCTGTAAATCCCCTTGATGTGGTTGCTGAAGGTGCCGTTCATCGGGCCGAAGCTGTTCGCGAAGATCGGGCCGGTTGTGGGGCCGCAGTTGCTGGCGGTCGACACGACGAACGCCGACGAGTCCGGGTTGTTCACGATGTAGCTGGTCCCGGCCGGGATCTTGCCCGAGCTGTTGGTGTAACAGAACGACCGGGTGTAGCTGCTGGCCAGAACCTTCGCGAGCAGGCTGCTGCCGTCGGTGGCGTCGTAGAAGCAGATGAAGCCGGACCCGCACGAGGGAACAGCCTGCGCGGCGCCGCGACCGAGGAAGGCGCCGGCGGCAGCGGCCAGGAGCAGCGCGACGGTAACGGCGATGGTCTTCTTCATGGGAGGCTCCTTGTGTCTGTCGAGATGGTACAGCGTCCCGCAAAACGCTAGAGGTTCTGCTGGTCAGGGAGGTCGGCCGGGTCGTCCCAGGATTGCCGTGGTCGTCCCTCTATCTGGGTGACCAGGTGCTGGATGCCCAGCGGCATCTTCTCCCAGGTGGCGCCCTCGTCTCCGCCCGCCGCATCCCAGGCGGCGAGGATCTGGCGCCGCTCGTCGGGATGCACGTCGGCGCTCCCCAGCGCCTCGCTGAGGCGGGCGAAGAGCTGGCCTACGGTGCTCATCCGGGCTCCTTCTGGAGAATCAGTACGGACCGGTTCAGCCAGTTGAACGCGGGCTTTCCGTGGGATGCGACGTGCCCCGCCCCGCCGCCGCCGTGGGCGCGGTGGTGCGGGTTGATCTCGATGCCGTCCAGGCCCTTCGCGGCACCCCAGCGGCCCGGGTCCCAGAATGTGCTGACCTCGAAGCTGGACGATCCCTTGGCCTTCGACATGCGCGAGGAGTTGGACTGCGCCTCCCTCTCGACCTTGTCGTACTTCTCGGTGACCGCGCTCTTCGGGATGAGGATGCGCACGATCGAACCCTTGGTGTGGTCCGAATACTGCTCGGCAACCTGCTTGCTGGTCGCCAGGTAGTAGCCGTTCCCGAAGACCCCCTTGCCGTAGTAGGCGGGGCCGCTGCGCATCTCCTCGTTGATCTGCTCGGCGGTCTTGCCGCCCGAGTGGCCCCGGGAACGGGCCGACCATCCGCCACCGGCGCCGGACACGCCACGCCACGCCTCGATGTAGTCGCCGGTCGCCAGCAGCTTGTTGACTTCATCCTTGCTCATGACGGTCGGGGTGTCGTCGAAGCCCTGCTGGGCGCCGATCGCGGCCAGGCGCCCATCGGCGGTCTTGCCGTCGTACAGCACCCGGTCCTTCTTGATCTGCTGGCGCTGCGCGTCGATCGACGGCTTGTCGCCGACCAGGTTCTTGCCCTTCGACGGCTTGTGGGCGTGCGGCCAGGCGTTGTACTGGCCGGGGGCCTGACGGCCGCCGGACGGCAGGTTGAGCCGGGCCAGGCGCTTGTTTACAGGGCCGGGCCGGACGGCCTGGCCCAGCGTCTGGCCGGTGCCCTGCGGGTACAGGCTGATGACGTTCTGTTCCAGCTTGCCGCCCGCGATGGGGTGGTGCAGGTCGCCCGCCTTGTCGAGTGCCCGGATCTCGTCGAGGGTCATCCACTTGGCGTCGGAGGTTTCCGCGCGGGCGTGGGCGGTGGTCAGATTCGGCTTGATCATCGTCGGGACGGAGGCTGCCACCGTCGTGTACTTCCACGAGCTGTTCGGCACCGTGAACGTGTGGTCGCCGTGGACCAGGGCGTCCTTGAACACGTCGTCCTTGAGGCCCAGCTCTTCGATCGTCTCGCGGGTGGCGCCCTCGTGCGGGGTTTCCTTCGAGTCGGAGGCGCCGCCGGGGAACGTCCACTTGCCGGGGTCGGAGATGGCCGGTCCGCGCTGGACCATCAGGTAGCGCTTCTCACCGGTCTGCTGATCGGTGTGCTGCAAGAGCAGACCAGCCGCGCCGTGATGCCCCCAGACCCGGCCACCGCCGGGCAGGGACATCCAGCCGTCGCCGGACGTGCCGGAGTCCTTCGCCTTCGCCAGGCCCTTCAGCGGGGTGGCGTAGCGCTGCTGGCCGGGGACGGCGTTGGCCGGGGGGATGATCGCGCCGGTCGGGACATGCCCGGACGGGGTGCCGGCCGGGGTGAACCGGTCGATCAGCTTGCGGGCCTTGTCGCCGGACGGACCCTTGGCGGTAGTCGCGATGAACGACAGGTCGCCAAGGAGGTGGCCCTGCTCCTGGCTGTTGAGGGCGTTGAAGTCGTGCCCGCGCAGCGCGCCGTAGGTGGAGAGCTGGTGGGCCATCGTGTGCGACTTCGGGTGCACGCCGTAGATGGTGTCCAGCGCTGCTTGCACGTGAGGCGGCACGTTCGCCTGCACGGTCGTCGGCGTCATCCCGGACGGGTTGGCGGCCTGCGGGGCGGCCGGGTGGAACTTCGCGGTCAGGGACTGCTGTGCGAATCCGGGCAGCGCCTTGATCCGCTCGTCGATGGCGTCACGGTACGTCTTGTCGAGCTTGTCGAAATCGGCCTTCGACAGGTCGGCGAAGGCCTTCTCGGCTGCGCTGTCGGTGATCTTCTGGGTCGGGTTGCCTGCGCCGACCGCAACGACCTGCTCCACGTTGAGATTCTTCGGGGCGCCGCCGAGCAGGAAGTCTTTGGTGAGCTGGGCGCCGTAGCGGATCTGGAGGCTGTGCGCCGGGTCGGCGGCGATCTTGTCCAGGTCGGCGTGGATGAGGTCCTGGTCGCCCTGGCTCATCTTGCGGAACTCGGCGATCGGGACCTGCGAGTAGGCCCGGGTCCGGTCGTACGGGTTGACGATCTTCGTGCCAAAGTTGGCGATGTCCGAGGCAGACCGCACCCGACGGTCGGGGTACGACGTCCGCGTTCCCGTCAGGTGGTCGGCGAGAGTCCCCGGCATCACCTTGAACGGGTTGTCCTGCGCCGACCAGGTGAGGACCGGGCCGGAGGCTTCGGCCCGGGTCTGAGCCTGCGCCAGGTGGGCTCGGATGGCGTCGCGGGCGTACGGCGGCAGCTCGTCGAATGCGTCCGGCGTCAGCTTGCGGTAGGCGTCGATGTCGGAGCGGCCCGCGAACCGGTCCGATGCCACCTTCAGGGCTTCGTTCTGCTCCGGGGTGAAGGTGTGGCGCCGCTCCAGGGTGTTCAGGGTGATGAACGTGGCGACCTTGTCGCTGGCGTTGGTCTGCGAGTTGATCCGCTCGGTCAGCACGCGCCGCACCAGGACTTGGCCCATCGACGGGAGGGCGTCGAATTCCTTCAACCTCTCCGGCGGCACTTCGGGGCTGCTGACGGAGGTGTGGAGCAGGTTGTCGACGACGTGGCCCCGGGTGGATATCCCCCACGGGCTGCCGGACGGGACGCCGGGGTCGCCTTTCAGGCCGGTGAGGATGAGGTGTTCGCGCAGGCCCTTGACGGCTTCGGCGTGGATCGGGTGGACGTTGGCTAGGTCATCGACGTTGGCACGGAAAATGTCGGAGATGTCGTTTGAGCTGAGCCGGGGGGCGGGCGTCCAGTCGTAGCGGCTGGAGGCGCGCACGATCGACTGGTAGGCGCCGCCGGGGGCGTTGTATTCGTGCTGGATCAGGCTGGCCCGGGTCCACAGCGGCAGCTTCGGGTTGTCCTCGGCGATCCGCTGCGCTTCCTTCTCCAGCAGGTGCCCGCGCGAGCCGGGCGTGTAGCTGGAGCCGGGCTCCTGCACCCGGGCGTGCACGAACTCGTCGTACAGCTTCGCGCCGTCGATGATCCCGGCCCGGAAGTCGGCTTCGGCCTGCTTGAGGCGGTGGATGCCGGGGGTCAGGCCGGTGTACGTGTCGAACGCGGTCTCGACTTCGGGGCTGAGCTTCGAGCTGGCGCCCAGCCCGTTCGGCTTCTCGACGTGCAGCTCTTGCAGGGCGTCGGTGATCAGACGCTGCTTGTCAGGGTGCAGGCTGTCGAACTGTGCCCTAGTCAGGCCCATCAGGGCCTTGATGCGGTCAGCGCGCTGGTTGGCGAGCGGAGCATTCAGGTTGTTCGCTGCCTGCAAGGCGTCAGCGATGGCCTGGTGGCCGCCCTTCTTCTCCTCGCCGTGCAGCTCACCGATCGACGGCTCATGGTCGAACTTCTGCGAGGAGGGGACGTGCGTACCGCCGTTGATGATCCGGCCGTACGCGGTGGCCTTCGCCTTCTGTTCGTCGGTGGCCTTCGGGTGGGTGGCGACGAATGCGAGGCGGCCGAGGATGGCCTTGCGGTCGGTGTCGTCGAGCCTGCCCACCTGGCCGGGGGAGAGCCGGGCAACCGTCTGGAGCACCTTGTCGGTGTCGATCAGGCCGGAGGTGGCCGCCTTGACGGCTTCCTGCTGCGGGTCGCTGTAGCCCTTCGGGTGGGGGGCGGCCGGGAACGACGATCCGTCACGTCGAGGCGCGCGCCCCCGGATGGCGGTAACCATCGCGCCACGTGCGTCTTCAGGCTTCATGCTCGGCGTGACCGTGCCACGGCCGAGATGGTCCGACATCTTCTGGAGGTGCCCAGTGTCCAGGTGGCTAATGAGCGCAACGGCAGCGTCCCGGCTAGGTGCGGCCTGCACCTCGCCTTCGAGGCGGAGGGCGGTCGGCTTGTCCATGGCCCCCGGAGTGGCGGCAGTGCTGGTCGAGACCGGGTGCCTTGATCCAAAACGATCGAGGAGATCGGCCGCTTCCTGCTGCTTCTTCGGGTCGAGGAACTTCGCCTTCGCGTTGGCCAGGTCATCCCGGATCGTCCGCTGCGTCGGCGAGTCCAGGCTGTCGAACTCGGCCTTGGTCAGCTTCCCGTACGTTTCGACGTGCCCTTTGGCGGTGGGTCGGCCGCCGAGGGCCCGTCCGGCGACAGCGCGGGCGTGCTGCACGTGGGGGGCGAACGCCTGCGGGGTGTTGTTCGGGGGGCCGGGCGCCTGCGGGGTCGGGCCTGCCGGGGTGACTGGGGGCGTCAGCTTGGCGGCAGGCGCATTGGTGACCACCGTGACCTGGTGGTGGTTTTTCGTGCGTTCGACCAGCGGCGGAAGGCCAGGCTTGCCTTCTAGGATGTGATCCCGGATCTGGTGGTTGAACTCCGTGATCCCAACATCGTTCGCGCCGTGACCCAGGCCGGGCATATTGTCGGCGCTGGCCTGCTTCAGGGCGTCGTTCGCCAGCCGGTCCACCAGTAGCCGAAACTTCGGATTCTGGTCGAGCGGGCCGGACTGTTTTGCCGCTTCGAGGACACTGGCGAGCTTCTGCGTGTCGGTTGCCTGCACGCCATGGAGGGCTTCGGCGATACGGATCGCGGTGGTGGCCTGCGTAAAGCTGCCTGCCTGGGCGGGCGTCGAGGAGACGTGATTCTTGACGGCCTGGCCGAGCGTGACCTTCCCGGGGGCGAGGTTGACCTTCTGGTAGGTGTGCCCGCCCGGGGTGGTGATGGTGCCGGGGGTGCCGGGGGTCAGCTTCGAGGTGGCCGGGGTGGGAGCGGGCAGCTTCGCCAGCAGGGCATCTGCTTTGGTCTGCTGCGGTCCGAAGCCGCGCGCCTTGATGGCGGTCAGCTCGTTGCGGATGGTCGCCTTGTCGGCGTCGGTCAGGCCAGCCCACTCCTGCGGGGTGATCTTGTCGGCCTTGTCCAGCTTGTAGGTGTCGGTGACCTTCGGCTGGGTGATGACGAACGCGGGGCCGCGACCGGCGACGGTCGGCTTCTTCTGCTTCGGACCCAATGGCAGGGCCGGCGCCGTCTTGACCTGGACGCCTGCCGCCTTGGTGACGGCCTGGCCGGCAGTGTGGGCCTGCCCTCCGGCGAGGTCGGCTTTCTGGTTGACCTGTCCCAGCGGGACGGCCTGCGCGTTGTGGGCCGGGTGGGTGGGGGCGGGCTTCGGCTTGATCTCGGTGAGCAGGCGCCGGGGGATCGGCTTGCCCTGGGAGCGCAGGTCGGCGATGCGCTTCACGCGCCGCTCGTTGGCCTTCTTGACCCGCTCGTCTTCGAGCTGCTTGTAGATGTGCGGGGAGACGCTGTGCAGGGTGTGCTTCCAGCCCTTGCAGGGGCCGGGGTGCAGTGGGTTGCGGCAGGCGGTCAGGGAGCACGGCTCGTGCGCGTCGTCGTCCTGCTGGGTCCAGGCCGTGCAGGACGCGACGATCGTGGATAGCGACCCGAGGGCGGGCGCGTGGGCACTTGCCAACAGGGCTACCGAAGCGATGACGTCGCCTAGGTCGAGGGGCTTGGCGGCGGTCGCGTTGACCAGCTGCCCGAGCGTCGTCATGGGCTGATCATAGCGATTGTTTTTGATCATCACCGGGCGACGGGCCGCCCGGCCCGGTCAGAACAGGTCGGGGTTGTCGAGGCGGCGTGTGCGGGCGGCCACCTTCCGCCTCTCGATCTCCTTCTCGCCTCCGAGCGACTTCACCAGATCACCAAGCCGCTTGTGGCCGGGGCGCTCCGACGCCCGGTCCAGCGGGTCGTGACTACTCGGGTGCAGCTCCTTGCCGCCGACCTTCTTCAGGCCGCCCCGGTCGAAGCGGACGCTGACCTTGCCGAGGGCGTGCGTGTCGGTGACGGTGCCCTTGCCGTGTACGGCGTGCTTGACGGCCGCGCCGACGTGCAGCCACTTCCCGTCCGGGCCGCGCACCTGACTCGGATTGAACCCGAATTCGTGCTCGGCGGCTTCCTCCAGCGTGGTCATCCCTTGCCTGCTTCCTTCAGGATCTTGGCCTCTTGCGCTGCACGCTGCGCTGCCGCCTTCGCCGTCTTCGCCTTATGGTAGGCGGCACGCTGGGCGGGACTCATCTGCGCCACCTTGGCCTGTTCGGCCCGGCGGTCAAGGATACTTTGGGCGGCCTTCGCCAGGCGGTCCCGGTTGCGGGCGTTCTGCCGGTCGATGCGATTCTCGTCGTTACGGTCGCGTTGCGCGGTGCGTGCGTTGGTGGCATTCGCCTGGGCGGCCTGCCTCAGGGTTTTCTGGTGACCCTGCAGGGCCTTCGTGTAGTCGCCGACGGCCCGGCGGGCCTGCGCGGCCAGCTTCGGGTTTCCGGTGATGTTGGCCTGCGCGACAACCTGCGCCTGACTGATGGCCTGCGTGAGGCCCTTCACCGCGGTCTGCGCCCTGAGGGCAGGAGTCTGCTTGGTGGCGTCGGTCTGCCCGGGCTCGTACTGGCCGCGCTTCTGGCCCTTGCACAGGCCCGGCTTGTGCGTCTGGAGGCAGAAGCATTCCCGGGACGCCTGGGCGAGGCTGATGGAGGCGCTGAGGTTGCGGTGCTGGCGGTTGTCCATCCTCGTGGGTTCGTTTTTGATCTCCAGCAGTTCGACGCACCGGCAGTTGATCACCTCTTGTGGCGGGCCGTCCGGGTCGTGCGGGTGCATCATCTGGAACCCGCCGACGGTGAACGGCTGGCCGAACGGCTGGAGCTGCCCGTCCGCCTCAACGTGGTCGGGCCGGGTGCGCTGGTCGTCGGTGGCGAGCCAGCGGTGCATCCACTCGGTGCCCGGGTCGTTCTCGACGATCATGGCGAAGGCATCGTGCAGCCCACCGTTGTAAGCGCCGACGACCTCGGTTCGTGCAACGGTGCGGGCGCGTCCCTTCCACTTCGGCACGCTGGTGTCACCGAAAAGCTGCTCCACCTGGGCGGTGACGTCGGGAATGCTGGCGCCGTTCACGGTGGCCGAGTCGATGATCTGCGAGACCAGGCCGAAGACTTCGTTGGGGACGGCGTTGAGCCGGTTTTCCCGTTCGGCGATCCAGTTGCGCACGAACGGCCGGGACTCGAACACGGTGGAGTCGGCGAACAGGTCCCGATAGGGGGCGGCCAGCACCTCACGCGCCACCTGGGCGGTGTACTGGGTGGTCAGCGCCGTCCACTTCGGGGTTTGAGAGAAGACGGTCAGAGGGTCGGGGATCAGGCCGAGCCGGGCGACGCCACCAGCGAACACGGCCGTCTTCACGGCGGCCAGCCACTCCAACATCATCTCCAGGTACGCCTCGTACAGGGGCGGCTCGTACTGGGCGAAGACCTCAACGGCCGCCTGCTTCTGCGCTGTCGCGCTGGGCAGCGTGGTCGGCTGCGTCATGTCGGGCACCTCCCATCTGTTCGGGGGTCATCGGAGGCGGGCGATCAGTAGCAGGGTGCCTCCGTCGGCGATGACGGCGAGGGCCAGGACGGCGATGACGGCGAGTAGGCCGAAGCTTTCCCAGCGGGCGATTGCTACGCGGCGTGACTGCTTTCGGGTGTAGGCCCGGGAAATCCGGCTCTTGTACTCACGAGTAACAACCTTTTGCCCGTTTCCCGTCACGCTGCGTGCAGCATCCCCGGGGACGCAGGGCACCAGACCCACACCCGGGACGTACGTCGCATGTCCCCTCACGGCACCAGGTCCCCACGTGCCTGGTGCAGCGTCGCCCGGAGCAGCCCCGCCTCGTGGCTGACGCCCCGGGTCAGCAGCTCCGTGCAGTACCCGCCCAGCAGCTCCTCCAGCGCGTCAGGGTCGACGCTGAGTGCCACGGCCT